GAGGTGCTAATGCTAACGTTGGTGGAGCAGGACCTGGTGCTGCAGGACCAGGTGGAGGAGGAAGAGGTGGACAACAAGGACCAGGTGGAGCTGGTAGTCCAACACACCCGACACAAGGTCAACCTGGCACTGCTAATCTTGGTGGTGGAGGTGGAGCCGGAGGATCAAGCTGTGGTGGTGGTGCTGGAGCAGGAGGTGGTGGATCAGGGACAGCTATCTTTAGATTCCCAGGACCATCAGGACCTAGAATATCAGTAAGTCCTTGCACAAATTCTAAAACAAGTTGTGTTGGACCAGCAAATGATGTTGTTGCAACATTCACAGTTTCTGGAACCTTGACTATTAGTTATTAAGTGATATAAAATTCATATAAAGATATATGAACTTAACAAACTATTATTGGTATTTTCAATCAGCGATACCCCCTAGACTTTGTGATGACATTGTAAAATATGGTAAATCATTACAAGATCAAATGGCAGTCACAGGTGGTTTTGGTAATAAAAAATTAAATCAAAAACAGATAAAAGATTTAAAAAAGAAAAGAGATTCGAATATTGTTTGGATGAATGACCAATGGATTTATAAAGAAATACAACCATACGTAAATAGAGCAAACGAAAATGCAGGTTGGAACTTTCAATGGGATTTTTCAGAAAATTGTCAATTTACTAAATATGAAAAAGGACAGTATTATGATTGGCATTGTGATTCTTGGGACAAACCTTATTTTAACCAACAAAACCCTCAAGACCCAACACATGGTAAAATAAGAAAATTATCTGTAACAGTTAGTTTATCAGATCCAAAAGAATATAAAGGTGGTGAATTAGAATTTGATTTTAGAAACTTAGATCCTGATAAACCTAGAAAACCTGTGAAGTGTAAAGAAATATTACCAAAAGGATCTTTAGTTGTTTTTCCAGGGTTTGTATGGCATAGAGTATGTCCAGTTAAAAAAGGATCAAGATATAGTTTAGTAATATGGAATTTAGGATGGCCATTTAAATGAAAAAGAAAAAAAATAAAAAACAAGATATATTAACGTTTCCAAAACAACTAACAAGAGAGCAATATTTTGCATGTCCTATATGGTGGGCTGATGAACCAAGCTTTGTTAATAAATTAAACAAAGCATCTGATCCTTACATAGAACAATCAAAAAAATATTTAAAAAAAGAAATTAATGAGAGAAATAAAAAATATGGAAATAAAGGAGATGCAGGTAAAGTATTTCACTCAACAACATTAATTAATGATCCTAATTTTTTTGATTTACAAAATTATGTTATTGCAACATCTCATAATTTATTAGTAGAAATGGGCTTTGATTTAAATCATTACCAAGTTTTTCTTACAGAATTATGGGTGCAAGAATTTGCATCAAAAGGCACGGGTTATCATAGTTTACATACTCATTGGAATGGACACATGTCTGGTTTTTACTTTTTAAAAGCTAGTGAGAGAACATCTCTTCCAGTATTTGAAGACCCTAGACCAGGTAATGTTATGAATCTTTTACCAGAAAAAGATAAAAACAATATTACATATGCTAGTTCACAAATTAATTATCAAGTAAAACCAGGTAGGATGATATTTTTTCCATCTTACATGCCTCATCAGTATATACCAGATTTAGGTTATGAGCCTTTTAGGTTTATACATTGGAATTGTCAGGCAATACCAAAAACAGTTTTACAACATGGAGGGAATAAATAATGTCGTTTAAAAAAAATAAATACACTGTTTTAAAAAATGCAATATCAAAAGAGTTAGCTGATTTTGTTTATAGTTATTTTTTAAATAAAAGAAATGTAGCAAAGGTATTATTTGATACTAGATACATATCACCTTTTACTGATTACTTTGGTGTATGGACTGATGAACAAGTTCCAAACACATATTCACATTACAGTGATATTGCAATGGATACGTTATTGCAAAAAGTAAAACCGGTAATGGAAAAACACACAGGTTTAAAATTATCAGAAACATATTCGTATGCTAGAATTTATAAAAAAGGTGATGTCCTTGCTAGACATAAAGATAGATATTCTTGTGAAATATCTACAACACTAAATTTAGGTGGTGACCCATGGCCGATATATTTAGATCCAACTGGTAAACAAGGACAAGCAGGTGTTAAAGTTGATCTTAAACAAGGCGATATGTTAATATATTCTGGTTGTGACTTAGAACACTGGAGAGAAGAATTTACGGGTAAAGATTGTGGACAAGTTTTTTTACACTACAATAAAGCAGGATCTAAAAATGCAAAAGAGAATGCTTTAGACAAAAGACCTTTTCTAGGTCTTCCATCTTGGTTTAAGGGTAAGAAGTTGACTATACCTAAAAAATAGTCTATAAAATAGACTGGTGCGGGGGTTACCACCACAACCACACCCCCGTGCTTTTACTCTGTTAAACAAGTAATAAATTTGCTATACATGGATTTATTATGTTACAAAAGATAGGTTTTCAGCCAGGTATTAATAAACAAATCACACCCACAGGGGCAGAAGGTCAGTGGATAGACTGTGATAATGTTAGATTTAGATATGGCACACCTGAAAAAATAGGTGGTTGGAAACAACTAGGGGATGATGCTCTTACAGGAGCAGGTCGAGGACTTCATCATTTTGTAAATAGTAAGGCCAGAAAATATGCAATCATTGGCACAAATAGAATTTTATATGCATTTTCAGGTGGTGTATATTATGACATACACCCTATTAAATCTACAACAACACTTACGAACGCATTTACCACAACTAATGGATCACAAACTGTTACCATAACTTTTAGTGGAGATCATGGTATTGGTGAACAAGATATAGTTTTACTAGACAATTTTAGTTCTATTACTAATTCTAATTTTGCAGCGTCAGACTTTAACGACAAAAAATTTATGGTAACAACTGTGCCATCAAGCACAACGATTACAATTACGATGCCATCAAACGAGTCAGGATCTGGTGCAACAACATCTGGTGGTATTAGAGTTCAACACTATTATCCTGTGGGACCAGCGGTGCAGGCAAAAGGTTTTGGTTGGTCTCTTGGAACTTGGGGTGGTGAAGTAGCAGGTGAGCCTACAACAACTTTATCTGGTGCAATAAACTCTTCAACAACAACTGGTATTATATTAGCAGATGTATCACAGTTTCCAGATACGGGTACAAATTTTATAAAAGTAGGGACAGAAGAAATATCTTATACAGGTATTAGTGCGTCCAATGAATTGACAGGTGTTACAAGAGAAGTTAGAGGGACGACTGCTGCATCTCATGGTGCAGGAGACGCAGTTACCAGCACAACAAACTTTGTTGCATGGGGTGAGGCAGCATCAGGTGACTTAGTATTAGAACCTGGTATGTGGTCACTAGATAATTTTGGTGATAAAGCAATCTGTCTTATACATGACAGCGCTGTATTTGAATGGAACTCTGCAGCAGCAGGAGCGGAGAACACAAGAGCTACAATTATATCTGGTGCACCGACTGCATCAAGACACATGATAGTATCTACGCCGGATCGTCACTTAGTATTTTTTGGAACAGAGACAACAATTGGAGATACATCAACACAAGACGATATGTTTATTAGATTCTCAGATCAAGAGGATATAAACACATACACACCTACAGCAACTAATACAGCTGGTACACAAAGACTGGCCGATGGATCACAGATCAGAGGAGCTATCAGAGGTAGAGATTCAATTCTTGTTTGGACAGATACAGCTTTGTTTACAATGCGTTTTGTAGGTCAACCATTTACATTTGCGTTCGCACAAGTCGGAACACACTGTGGACTTGTTGGACAGAATGCTTGTGTTGAGGTTGATGGTTCTGCATATTGGATGTCAGAGAATGGTTTTTTTAGATATGCTGGTAAACTAGAGTCACTACCATGTTTAGTAGAAGACTTTGTTTATGATAATATAAATTTAGAATCTGGTAACCAAATGGTATCAGCTGGATTAAATAATTTATTTGGTGA